TCCGTCTTCGCCAGCATCCCGAGCGAGGTCGGCGAGTACACCTTCGAGGGGTTCCTCGCCCGGGACAAGCGCGGCAAGCCCAGCGTCGTCAACGACGACGGGAGCTACCGCTGCGAGCTGCAGTCCGGCGACTCGTTCGTCGGGGAGTGGGACCTGAAGGAGAACGCCTCGCCCGTCGAGGCGCCGTCTGAAGAGAAGGAGGACCCGCGATGAGCTGCTACTGCGACGGGTGCGACCCCGGCTGCCCGGTGTGCCACCCCGACATGGCGGAGGACGCGCGCGCCGACCTTCGGGCGCTCCAGCGCGCCCAACTCACCCTGCTCGCCGCCGCCGCGAAGGACACCGGCGTTTCGGACCGGAGCACCGAGGTCCTCCGAGCCGCCAATGCCTACCGCGATGCCGCGAAGCGGGCCAACCGCTGGAACGCGTTCGGGACCGCTCTCAAGGAGACCAGACCGTGAGCGCCCGCACCGCAGCTCACTGCCAGGACGCGCTGCGCTGGCTCAAGCAGCGCGGCTGGGACCTCGCCCCCCTCACGGGCCAAGACCAGGCCGCCCTGCGCGCCGTCGCCCACTGCTGGGAGATGTGGACGCGGAGCGACGAGGCCGGGCGGCGCGCCGCCGTCAGCGCGGCCGCCGCCCTGCTCGACGGGTGCCAGGAGTCCTGCTGGCCGATGGCGCGCGAGCTGGTCGCGCAGGCCGGCGACTGGGGCCACCGCACTGCCGTCTGGGACCAGGTGGTCGATCGGTTCGACTGGCAGCACCGGCAGCGGGCGCTCGTGGACGTGCGGGTCCTCGAGCGGTGCGGCAGGCTCGCGTGGTGCCACAAGGGGCTCGCGCAGGTGCACCCGTGACCAGCTACCGCGTCACCGTCCGCAACGCCTCGCCCGGCGTCCTGCTGCTGCGCGGGGGTGTCCTGCTCTTCAAGACGGAATACGCCCAGGCGCTGAAGCCAGGCCAGGACGAGCCCGACCCGGAGGTCTACGTGCTCGCGAGCGGCGAGTGCTACGCGGGTGACGGGTACGACGTCGACTGCGTCAACGTCACCGACGAGCTGATCGCCGGGTTCGACTTGGGCCCGTGGGAAGCGCCGTGAAGGGGCGCGTCGGCCAGTGAACGCGACCATCCGCTACAAGAACTCCCGCTTCGGCGCGAGCGCCACCGTGCCGTGCCGGTACTGCGGGCTGGCGCTGACCCGCGGCGAGGCGACCGTCGAGCACCTCGTGCCGAGGTCCAAGGGCGGCAAGGACGTGCGCGGCAACTTCGACGTCACCTGCTACGACTGCAACGTCAACAAGGGCGACCTCTCCGAGCAGGAGTTCCTGGCGCTGCCCGAGGAGGCGCGCCGCAGGAAGCACCGGTGGCCGCCGCACCTGCGGCAGGCTAGGGCGCGCGCCGAGCGCGTCCGCCGTATCACCGCGCCGAAGAAGAAGGGCAAGAAGAAGAGGCCAGCCCACTGGTCGTGGGGTACGGACGGGGTGAACGAGTAAAAGGAGCGACGACGATGGCACTGTCGAACTGGGACACGCTGGCGGTGGACGAGAGTGGGACCCCGAACGGGGGGAGTTTCACGAGCCCGATGGGCGTGGTGGTCGAGTTCTACAAGAACTGGATCTACGTCTCCGACGCGAAGGCGTGGCGAGAAGGTGGTGGGTACGTCGAACCGATCGTCATGCAGGTCCAGAGCGGAGAGATCGAGTACCAGGACGTCCACGTGCTGGCGCTGCGCGGGCCCCAGAACGGCGTCTACGCCGCGGTGTGGGTCGGGTTCGGTAGCGACGCGACGGGCATGATCGGCTGCGGCGTGTACGGATACGACGGCGACGAGTTCGTCGGCGTCAGATCCGACTCGGTCCAGTGGTTCCGCGACAAGCTGGCCGAGAAGGCGGCGGACACCACCAGCCTCAGCGAGCCGTTCGAGTACGACGTCTACGACGTACCGGACTCACTTCGGAGAGTCGACTGGAGCAAGGCGCTCCGCTTCAACCAGGGAGACGCCTACTTTGCTGCCCGAGTCGGGGCCGCCACGCCCGCGACCGAACCGGGGATGACCAACCCGACCATCCTGTCTCGTCTCCTAGACGGGGATCGGTGATCGGAGACGGACCGTGCCCATTGACCTTCGACGCAGGGGCACCGTGACGCCCGAGGACCAGCTCCGGCGGTGGGCGGACGGCGACCCCGCCTGCCCGAACACCTCCGGCGAGTGCTGCCCCGACTTCTCGTGCTGCCGGCCGAAGCTGCTGTGGCCGGAGGAGAAGAGGCGTCGGTTCCTCGCCGCCGACCGCGGCACCCGGGAGAAGATGCTGGTGGGCGCGCTCGCCGCGCTCGTCGCCGACGTCGGCGGCCGGGCGCACGTCACGCGCGGCGTGCCGGGGGACCGCGAGTGAAGTCTCGGGCACTTGCGCGTGCGCCCCGCAGTTCTCTTGACCGACATCGCCAGGCAGCTCTAGTGTCGCTGTCGAACTCAGGCGAGGTGTAGCAGCCGGACCTGGGTTCCGCCCTCCGAAGGGGGGCCGCGTGTTGGTGCTCGCCGGGCCGGGTTCGTGTCCCATCCCGGCGACTGCTACCGCGCGAGCCCGCGGGCGGTCCCTCTTCGGGCGGGCGTCGTCGTGCGCGCAGGAAAGGGACAGGTCCGCGACAGGTGATGTCTGACGACGGCCACGAGCCGAACGACCCGGGGCCGCCCGACGACGGGTTCGTGCCGCTCTCCGCGAAGGAGTTCCAGGCCCTAGTACAGGGACTCAAGCCGCGACCCGCCGAGGCCGAGCCGGAGACCGACCCGGCGCTCACGCACCCAGCCGCCTCCTCGATGTCGCTCGAGGAGCGCCTCGCCGCCGCCCAGGCCGAGGGGCTCGCGCCGAACCTGCGCCGCCAGCTCGCGTTCGTCGGGGCCGACGAGCGCGTCTTCGAGTTCCAGGCGCTCGGCGTCCGGCGCTACCCGAACGACTCGTTCGACAAGTCGCGCGCCGCCCACGCCAGGAGTCCAGAGGACGCCGTCGCGCTCTGCGCCGACGCCGACGGTTGGATCGCGCACGGCATCTACCTACTGCCGGCGCGCCTGCGCCCCGGCGTCGAGACCCGGCACGTCGCGCCCGGGCGCTGGTACGACATCCCCAAGGGCGGCGGCACGACCGACTCCGACGTCGAGTCGAGACTCATCCTGGCGGTCGACTTCGACGTCAAGCGGTCGAGCGCCATCTCCGCCACCGAGGAGGAGATGCAGCGGTCGGTGCGCGTCGCGCAGAGCGCGTGGAGCTTCCTCGCCCACCACCTCGGCGAGTCGTCGCTCGCGTACCTGCACTCGGGCAACGGGCGGCAGATCCACGTCGCGCTCGACTCCATCCCGGCGAACGACGAGTCGCGGCGCGCGATGTCGGGGCTGCTGACCGGCCTGGCGCACCTGTTCAACACGGACGAGGTCACGGTCGACGAGAAGCTGTCCGACGCCAAGCGCATCCTGCCGGCGTGCGGCACGGTGAAGAAGAAGGGGGCGCCCGGCGTCGACGAGCGCCCGCACAGGCGCACGGCCATCGTGACGCCGGAGAAGCCGACGCGCGTCTCGCTGGAGAAGATCCTCGAGCTGGCGCGCGCCATCTGGGAGGGCGCGACCGCGGAGGGGCGCGCCGCCATCGAGAAGGCGTTCGGCGTCAAGCTGCAGCCGCCTCCCCCCAGCGTCGTCTCGGCTATCCAGCCCAAGCCCGAGTCGCCGTTCGCGCAGGCCAACGACGTCGACCCGCAGCAGGTCGCCGAGTGGCTCGGCCTCTACAACGCGCGCGGCGAGGTCGTGTGCCCCGGGTGCGGGGAGACCGAGGGCGTGTCGGTAATCAACTACGGGCTCAAGTGCCACCACAACCGGTGCAAGGACAGGGGCAAGGGCGGGTTCCGCACCAACATCGACCTCGTCATGGAGGTCCAGCACACCTCCGCGAAGGACGCCGTCGTCGCGATCAGCGACCGGTTCGGGCTGAACCTCGTCGTCGGCGGACCAACCCACACGCAGACCGCAACCGCGCAGCCGTCCACCACCGAGCAGACGGCGGCAGCCGAGGAGCAGCAGAAAAAGAACCTAGAAGAGTGGTTCCCGCCTCTCGGCGACCGACTCCGCGAGTCGGTGTCTCGCGCAGTCCGGCGCGCTAACGGAATCGAGAAGCCGGTACCGCTGCCTTGGGATCAGCTCAAGGAGCACTTCGGCGGCGGCCTCTGGCCCGGCGTCCACGTCCTCTGCTCGGGCACCGGCGTCGGCAAGACCGCCGCGGTCCTGCAGGTGTGCAAGCACGCCGCCGAGAACAACGTGCCGACGGCGTACGTGGGCCTCGAGATGGACGACATGCAGTTCGACCTACGCGTCGTCGGGGAGGAGGCGCACATGCGGTGGAGCGACCTCTACACAGGGCAAGTCAACAACGACACCCTCATGAAGGCCGCCACCGTCGCCATCGACATCGTCAAGAAAGAGCTACCGCTCCACCCATTCAACAGAAACCCGATGGAGTGGCCCGCGAGCAAGCTGCAGGCGCTCGCCGTCGCCTTGCGGCAGAAGTACCCCGAACCGCCGTTGTCCGAGAACAAGATGACCGGGGGTCCTGGGTCGAGGCCCCTCCTCATCGTACTCGACTACCTGCAGATCATCGGGCCCGAGGAGGGCGAAGACGGCAAGTACAAGACCCTCGACCTCAGAGAGCGCATCGGCCGCGCGGCCTACGCGATGCGCGAGGTGGCAACGGCGCACAACATCGCGATCCTCGTCGTCGCCTCGGTCGCGCGCGACAAGTACGGCCTCTGGCCGATGGTGATGAACGCCGAGCTGCAGTGGGAGATGGACGGCACGAAGGTCGTCGGCCGGCGCGTCGGTATCCCCGACATCCTCGTGGGTCTCGGCAAGGAGAGCGGCGAGATCGAGTACGGCGCCGACAGCGTCAGCGTCCTCTCCCGCGTGCCGGACACGTACGTCGACGGCCAGGGCGAGAGCGTCGTCTTCGTCACCGCCAAGGGCCGCGCGACGGGCGCGCGGTGGACCCCGATGCACTTCACGGGCTTCCGGTACGAGCCGGCCCGCGACGGGGGCGAGGCGGTGCTCGAGGCCCTGCAGAGGGCCGACAAGGGCAAGGAGCAGAAGAGGGCCCAGAAGGAGGAGGACAAGCGCCGGGCGGAGGAGGAGGTCGCCCAGCGGCGGGCCTCCGCCGAGGCGTCCAGGGAGCAGCAGCGCACCCGGGACCGGGACGCCTGCCTGCGCGTGGTCTCCCAGTACCCCGGGATCGGGTCCCGCCAGCTCCGGGCGTCGATGGCCGCCGTGCTGGGCGGCTGCGGCAAGGACCGGGCGGACGACGCGATCACCTACTGTGAGAACGTGTCCCACACCATCACCATCGACCGGAGCAACCCGAAGGACCTGAAGCACTACCCAGCGGGGCGTCCTGCCCCGTACGGGGAGCCTCCCGATGGGGATCCGTCTACCGATCGGTGTGTGATGTCCGGTCCGAAAAAATCCCCCATACCCCCTATGTGTGGCGCGCCACACGCCACACCGGGGGGAGTGGCGGAGCCACAGAGCGCCACACCCGCCACACCCGCCGTAAGTGACGGTAACGACGCAGGGAACGTGTGGCGCGAGCCTCCAGCCACACCCGCCACACCTCCCCCACCGCGCGTAAGTAGCGAGAATGACGTGGAGACGGACGCCGACGCGCTGTTCGAGCTGGACGAGTCCGAGTGGCGGTCGTTCACCTCGGCCCGAGGGTGGTCGGTCAAGCGCACCGGCGCGGCCCGCAGCCTGGCCAAGCCCCGCCAGGACCGGGCGCGCGCGGACGCCGTCGCGCTGGGGCGCGCCGCGGCCCAGGGGGAGGACCCGCGCGCCTGGGCGACCGAGCGCGGGTGGGACGACGCCCGGATCCGCGCGGCGTTGCGGTTCGTGCCGCCTGAGAGGGGCTAGGGCGAGCGCCCGGGCGGGAGCGTGAACTCCGCCCTGACCTCGTCGCTGAGGGTTATCCAGAGCGACGTCGAGGCGACCGGCCGGGGACCCAGCACCGGGTGCAGGTCCTCGCCGCGCACGACGGGTCGGTAGAACAGGAGCGCCACCAGCCTAGCGAGCGATGCGGACCGGTGCGAGAGGATGGCCCGCGCCGTCGCGTAGCCGGTGCGCATCACGCGCAGCTCCTGCTCGGTGAGTTGCTCGACGAACACGCGCTCGAAGGCGAGCGCTCGCTCCGGCGGCGGCGGCCACGGCGGCTCCGCACCGCCGGCCTGGACGATGGCGCGGCAGAGGGCGGCCGCCTCCATGAGGTCCTCGGACGCGGGCCCGCTGCGCGCGCGCCGCAGGACCATCATCTCGGCCGCGACGCCGCCGGAGCGCGACGACGAGGCGGCACCAGTGCGCCGCGGGCTGGGGCGCGGCCGACAGCCATGCGTTGCGCACGTGCCCGCCCCTGCCGCCGTCGCCGCTGCTGCGCACGTTGACGGAGAGGACCTCGGCGACCGCCGTGCAGTGCCAGGCCAGCAGCGCGTGGCCGGCCTCGTGGACCACCACGGAGGGGTTCACGGCCGGCGGCGGAGTCGCTGGCGGCGGGCGCGACGGGCGGAACAGCGCGACGAGGGCCGGGACGGTCGCGGTCAGCGCGGACGCGGCGAGGGCGGCGGCTAGCGGGGTCACTGCAGGACGCCGGCGACTCGCAGGACGTCGCGCGCGCGCTCGTAGGAGCCGGGCGCGTTCCACAGGCGACTCAACCCAGACGGGTGTGGGAGCGTGACGTAGCGGAGGAACCCGACGTACTGCGTGAACGGCCGGAACGAGAAGCCGAACGCGCCCGTGACCCTCGCCCCGAGCATGACGACGACGCCGCCCTGGTGGGACTGCTCGATCTCGGCAGACCTGAGTCGGGCCTCCTTGATACGCCACCGCGTGGCGCAGAGGTTCACCCGCTCGAAGCGGTCGAGGTACTCGCGGTCGGTGAGCCCCATGATCTTCTCGCAGAGCCGGTGCCCCGCGCAGCCGCGAGGGTAGGGGTAGAGCGCGTAGTCCGGGTCGCCGCCGTACGGGTTCGCCTCGCCGACGAGCAGCGGCTTCATCACGTCCGTCTCGTGTGACCGCAGCTCTCGCACCGACCGTCCTCGCCGACGCTCCACTTAGCGCGCTCCTCCTCGGTGCAGTCGCAGAACAGCTCGGGGGCCGGCGCCTCGTCGACCAGCCACACGACGGTCTCTACCGAACCGCCGTCGGAGTCGAACTGCGCCTCGTGGTCCACGCCCGACACGACGCCGCAGAACGGGTGGTGCTTGCCCGGGTTGACGCGCGGGTGCCATAGCGTGAACCGGTCGCCGACGCGCGGCAGATAATCGGCGTGGAACTCGCCGAGGTCCTCGCCCTCGTCGTTGTTCGGGACCTTGATGGTGTAGCTAGGCATGCTCTTCTCTCCTCCAGTCCTTCCTCCGCAGCCCGCGGACGATCCGGCTCACGCTGGACCGGTGCAGGCCCGTCTCCCTGGCGATGCGCGTGAAGCTCATCGTCCCGGCCAGCGCCAGGACGCGCTCCACGTGGTCGGTCCGGCGGTGGCCGGTGAAGCGGCTGGGCGCGGTGCCGTGGACCTTCTTGTCCGCCTCGTTGTGCTCCTTGAGCTTCCACTCGAGGTTGTCGAGCTGGTTGTTGCCCTTGCGGCCGTCCTTGTGCGCCGCCTCGTGGCGTGGCGACGGCGCGGGCCCGACGAACGCCTCGAGCACGGCCTTGTGCACGAGCAGCACGCGCGGCGTCTTGACGCGGGCGTAGCCGCTGTCGCTCAGGTGCGGCTTGAGCACGCGCCCGCCTCGCCGGACGCGACCCTCGCTCGACACCTCGTAGCGTGGGTCGAGGCGCGCGGGGAGCCACCGCTCGGCGGTCACTCCGAAGGCTCCAGGTGCTTGCCTATCTGTTCACACGCGGGGCAGGCGCGCCCTGGGGGGCACCTACCCTCCCTCATCTTCCTGTCGCCCCACATGACCACCTTTGGCGCTTCAGGACGGAAGGCGGCGTCCGCGTTGTCGCCAGACGCCTGGAGGGCCGCCTTGCCGATGCGGATCACGGCGCGCAGCGCGTCGCCGGCCTCGTCCTTGTACCGGTCGTCGTCCCAGGCGTAGGGGCCGCGACCCTCGGTGACCCACATGCGCGAGGCGGCCTCCCGCACCATGCGGTCGATCGCCTCGGCGAGGCCGGTGCGGTCTCGGTGGATGAGACCCCTCAGTCGCTCGACCTCGATGCGTTGGCCCTCACGCTCTGCGTGGGTAGTCAGGAAAAAGTCTTTCATCACCCGATCCCCTCGTCCTCTAGCCAGTCGGAGAACCCGCTGTCCTCGTACTGCGGCGAGTCGTAGGACGGCCCGTCGTCGACGGGCACGTCGTCGACCGGCCTGTCGTCCATCGACGCGTCGAACGCCTCCACGGTGCGCTCCATCGCGGCCTGCACCTCGGACACCTCCTCGGCGGCCGCCGCCTCGCTCAGCGCCTGCTCCTCTCGCTGCGCCTGCTCCTCTCGCTCCGCCTTGCGCCGGAGGCGCCGCGCCAGCAGCTCCTGCCATAGCCCGTCGGTCGCGAAGTCGTTCTTTATCTTCTCCGACCAGTGCCGCGGGGGCCACGCGCCGTAGTGCTCCTTGAAGAGCGCGCTCGCGAACCCCGGCTTGAACCCCTTGGACTTCGCCGTCACGACCTGCCGCCAGAAGAACGCCCACTTGAGCGCCTCGGGCTCGGTCTGGCGCTCCCTCAGCTCCGCACTGGCGTCCTCCGACAGGTCGGGCGCCCCGCGCGGCAGCTCCGCGCCGCAGTGCGGGCAGACGGTCTTGCCCAGCTCGACGTAGGCGCCGCACGCGGGGCACTTGCGCATCGGCGCCTGCCCCTTGGCCCGCTTCGGGCGCTCGGTGAGCGACCACTGCACGTCCTCGAACGGGCAGCCGAGCCGGTCGAAGTTGCCGGCGTGGTCGAGCAGGAGCGGCACGACTCGGTTCCACGGGCGCATCTCGCGCCCCACCGTCTGGCGCCAGAGGGTGACGCTCTGGGTGGGCCGCGCGTGCACGACGCACTTGATCGCCGGCACGTCGAGACCCTCGACGGCGACCAGGCAGTTGGTGACCAGCTCCAGCCGCCCGGACGCGAGGTCTCGCAGCATCGCCTCGCGGTGGCTCTCCGGCGTGTCGCCGTCGAGGTGCGCGACGCGGACGCCGGCCAGCTCGAACCGGCCGGCGAGCGACAGCGAGTGCTCGACGTTCACGGCGAAGAGGATCGTCCGCCGGCGATCGCCCTCGACGAGCTTCTGCGGGACGCGCGCGCCCGCATCGGTGAAGACCGGGTGCAGGTGCGCGCGCCGCAGCCAGTGCTCGACGACGTTGCCCTCCAGCCGCGAGGTGCGCACGACGTCGCCGAGCTGGCCCTCGTCGAAGTCCGCGCCGGACTTCCTTACCTTCGAGACGTCGGGCTGCTCGCTGCCTGCGAAGCAGTCCGGCGCGACGAGCCAGTCGGGGTGCTTGAGCAGCTCCCCGTAGGTCGCGACCTGCACCAGCTCCTGGAACAGCTCGCCGCCGAGCGGGCGGCCGTCCAGGCGCACCGGCGTGGCGGTGAAGCCGATCACGATCGCGTCCGGGTACGCCTTCAGCAGCTCCACGTACGAGTCGCTCGCGGCCCGGTGGGCCTCGTCCACGATGATGATGACCTGCTTGCCGAGGAACGGCTTGTCGCGCCGCGCGAGCGTGGAGATGCTGGCCACCTGCACCGAGGCCGACGGGTCGTAGCGCGCGTCGGCGCCGCGGATGACTCCGACGTGGGTGATGCCCTGGTCGGCGAGCTGGCGCACGCACTGGTCGATGATCTCCTTGCGGTGCGCGACGAACAGGACCGGCAGCGTCGCGGTCCGGATGATGTTCGCCAGGATGAACATCTTGCCGCTGCCGGTGGGGCTCACGCAGAGCAGGCGCGTCACGCCCATCAGCACCTTCGCGCGCACCGAGACGATCGCGCGCGACTGGTAGGGTCGCAACTTCTTGGACAGCGCGGCGGCCGAGAGCGCGGGCGACTCGAAGAGCGGCAGCGTCACGTCGCCACCGCGACGACGTCGAGGATCTTGCCCATGATGCGCGAGGCCGTCTTGGCCCGCATGCGCCGGCCCGGCTTGAGCAGCCGGCGCACCGTCGACTCGTGCTCGCCGATGCGCTTGCAGAGCGTCCCGAACGGGATCCCCCCTGATCCGCCGCACACCCTGCACGGGTCGGCCCAGCCGCCCGGGCGGTGGACCAGTCCGCGGACGCAGCCGGGCGCGTCGCAGGCGACGATCACGCGCGTCCCTGGAGCAGCGTCCTCGCTACCGCGCTCACGTTCACCGGCATCCCGGTCCGCTTGCTCTGCTTTTCCGCGAGCTTCTCCAGTTTCTCGAGCAGCCGCTGCGGCACGCGCAGCCCGAGGTAGACCATCCGATCCTTCTTCTTGTCGACGGGCATGTTGAACACCGATAACACAAAATGGCTTGCTGTGCTCGAAAGAGCGGCGTACGTTGCGGCCAGTTGGGTTTGGTCTGAGTCGGTTTTGACAGTGGAGGTCTCGGATGTCGGACGGCAAGAGCGCCGCGCCAGCGGGCAGCGGCGCGCCTTCGGGGAAGCGCGACTGGGGTAAGTGGCGCGACTACCGCGCGACGTTCTCAGATCGCTCCGACGCGGAGCTGGTGGCGTGCGGGACGTGCGGTCGCCCGTGCGACAAGGTCGGCTCGAAGCACCCGCGCTGCGACGGGTGCTGGGAGGTAGAGCACCGGCTAGATTCGTATCTGCGCGACGGCGGGGACGCAGCGGCTGCCGTCCTGATCGATGCTCTATCGGGGACTTCTCCACCGTCGGACGGGCCGTGCGGAGAGTGTGGTCACCCGCATCCTCTCCTCCACATCAAGTACAGGAGCGCGTCGTGAGGCGCGCCCTGCTGCTCGACACGGAGACGACCTCGATCAGCCCGCAGGACGGTAAGGTCGTCGAGGTGGCGGCGTGCCTGTACGACCTAGAGCTGGGCTGCCCGCTCGAGAGCTACGCGTCGCTCATCAGGTCCCCGGACAACGCCGGCGAGAGGCACAACCGCATCCCGGCGGCGGCGCTCGCGGACGCCAACCACGGCATCGAGGTGTGGCGGCGCGTCGCGGAGCTGTCGCAGACGGCGGACGTCGTCGCCGCGCACAACGCTGAGTTCGACCGGTCGTTCGTGCGCGCGGCCGGCGTCGCTTCGCTGGCGGACCGCGCGTGGGTCTGCACGATGGACGACTTCGAGTGGGACTCGGGCAGCAAGAAGCTCGTCGAGATCGCGCTCGGCTACGGCCTGGGCGTCGCGAGCGCGCACCGCGCGCTCACCGACGTCGACACGATGGCCCGCATCCTCACGCGGGTGAAGGAGATGGGCGGCGACCTGCCGGCGCTCTTCCGCCGCGCGGCGCGCCCGAAGGCTCTCTTCTACGCGATGGTCTCGTACGAGCGGCGGCAGGTCGCCAAGGACCACGGCTTCCGGTGGGACGAGGCCAAGCACGGCAAGAACTGGTTCCGGCACATGGTGCCAGAGGACGCGGCGGCGCTGCCGTTTTCGGTGAGGATGGTCTCCACATGAACCGGGCGGACGAGTGGATCGCCGAGAACCTCACCGTCGAGGCGAGCGCCGGACCGACGGTCCGGCGCAACGTGCTCGAGGCGGCGGTCGCCAAGCTCCTCGCGGAGCGGGACGTCGACGTAGAGAAGTGGCAGGCGTACGAGCGAGACTACGTCTTGCCGTGCTTCAAGTGGGCCGAGGAGTCAGGGTTCGACCTCCGCAAGGCCGTAGCCGAGAATCCAGGTCGCAACTGCGTAGACCTGCTGGTCCGGTGGCTACAGTCCAGGGCGCGCGCCGCGGCGGCGTACGCCGAGACCGTCGACGGCGTGCGCGAGGCGCTCGGCCAGGAGGCGACGCACTACCAGGTCGTCGCCGGGGACGTGGAGGAGCTGGTCAAGGCGGTCGAACTCTGCGCGAGCGACGGCGGCTGCCGGGCGATGACCGTGCTCCGGAAGTTGAGGGAGCGATGACGAGGCGCGCGAGAGTGGGGAAGGTCCCGAGCGTCCTCTACGTGGTGTGCTCCACGCCGGGCAACCCGCACGCTGCCGGTCCGCTGGAGGTGTTCACGCGAAAGCGGGACGCGCAGCGGGCGAGCCGCTGGGGAGACCAGCGACTCGTGGAGTTCGTGCCGAGGGGTCACGGCTGATGCCGCTCCTCATCATCGAGACGAAGACGTCGGGCGAGGACATCACGCCCGGCAGCGCTTACTGGCGCCGGATCCGGATGGACCCGCAGATCGGCGTCTACCTGCGCGCCGCGACGCAGGCGGGGCTCGACCCCGTCGGCATAGGCTACGACGTGCTGGGAAAGGTCGCCCTGCGGCCGCTGAAGGCGACCCCGCCGGAGTCTCGCAAGTACACCAAGCCTACCAAGACCGAGCCGTCGCGCCTGTACGCCAACCAGCGCGACCGCGACGAGACTCCCGAGGAGTACGGTGCGCGGTGCCTCGCGGCCATCGCCGCCGAGCCGGACGCGTACTACCAGCGCGCGCTGCCGGTGCGCCTGCTACAGGAGCAGCACGACGGGGCGGTCGACGTCTGGCAGACGGCTCGGACGATGCGCGAGGCGCACCGGCTCAACGTCTTCCCGCGCAACCCGGACTCGTGCTTCTCGTGGAGCCGGGCGTGCGACTTCCTGCCCGCGTGCTGCGGGGACGTGCCCCTCGACGACCCGCTGCTCTTCCGGAGGGAGGAGAAGGACCACGAGGAGCTGGAGGACGTCTTCGAGGACGACCGCGCGGTGCTCACGCAGTCGAGCATGCGCACGTTCCGCGCGTGCCCGCGGCGATACCAGATCCGCTACGTACTGCACCTGCGGCCGGTGCTCCGGTCCGAGGCGCTGCGGACCGGGTCGAGCGTGCACCGGGCCGTCGAGGCGCTGCGCAAGGGTTACCCGCTCGACGAGGCCCTGCTCAAGCTCGACCACGAGGACCCGTTCGACTACGAGCGCGAGCGGGCGATGGTCGTCGGCTACGTGGCGCGCTGGGGCGACCCGACGCGGGGCATCGTGGCCGTCGAGAAGCAGTTCGAGGTGGACCTCGTCAACCCGGAGACGGGCGCGCCGTCGCGCACGTTCCGGCTGGCGGGCAAGATGGACGCTCTCTACGAGGGCGACCCGCGCGACTTCATAAACGCGCGGCATCCCGGCGTAGGCCAGAGCGCGGGTCCGAATCCCGCGGCCGGGGCGGAGGTGTGACGATGGCAGTAGACCTGAAGCGGATCACGAAGGGAAAAGTGGAGCGGCCGCCGCGCGCGGTCTTCTACGGGTTCGAGGGCGTCGGCAAGACCACGCTGGCGGCCGGGGCGCCGAACGTGTTCTTCCTCGACGCCAACCAGGGCAGCCACAAGCTCAACGTCGAGCGCGTGGTGCCGGAGTCGTGGGACGAGGCGTTCGAGTGGCTGGAGGCCATCGAGCACGGCCACGTCAAGTGCGACAACGTCGCGCTCGACGTGCTCTCGGACTTCGAGAACATGAGCCACGCGAAGCTTTTCCCCAACAGCACGATCTCCAAGTACGAGGGCGGCTACGGCAAGGGCGACGACGTGGCCTTGATGGAGTGGCGCCGGCTGCTCGCCCAACTCGAGCGCGTGTGGCTGCGCGGCAAGGGGGTCATCTTCGTGGCCCACGCCCAGGTGAAGAAGTTCGAGGACCCCACCGGTCCCGGCTACGAGCGGTTCGAGCTGGCGTGCAGGAAGAACGTCGCGGCCCTCATCAAGGGCTGGAGCGACTACGTGCTGTTCGCGCGCGAGAGCGTGACGACCGTCGCCGAGAAGGGCAAGCCCACCCGGGCCACGACGACCGGCGAGCGGTGGCTCTACACCAAGCGCACGCCCGCCTACGACGCGAAGGCGCGCGGCACGGCCCTCTTCCCGGAGAAGATCCCGATGTCGTGGGACGAGTTCGCGAAGGCGATCCGCGAGGACGACGCGCGCGGCGAGCAGATGAAGCGCGAGCTGGACGCGATGCTCGCCGAGATCGACGACAGGGCGTACGAGAAGCAGGTCCGCGACTTCCTCGCGCAGTACCCGCCCGACAAGTACCCGAGCAGCCTGGTCGACTCGTTCAACCGGGTCCAGATCCGGCTCAACGAGAAGAAGTCCGGCCAGGCCGACGCGGAGAAGAAGCCCGCGCCCGCGGCGGCCTGAGAGTGTCTGAGTGAAGTGACCGAATTGTAGAACAAGGAGACCCGACCACCATGAGCAACACACCCCCCGTCCCCCAGGCGCCGACCCAGTCGCCCACCGCCAAGCCCACCGACCCGAAGGAGGGCCGGTACAAGGCCAAGGCGGTGACGCCCGACGCGACCGGCGCGCCGCACGAGTTCGGCAAGAGCAAGCAGGGCACCCCCGAGCTGCTCGTCCACCTGTTCCTGCCCGACCTGCAGCGCACGTACGTCTCGCCGCTGTACTTCTCGGCGGACGCCGCCCCGTACTCCGAGGAGCGGCTGCGCGCGCTCGGGTGCGCGGACATCACGACGCTCGCCGGCATCGACGCCAACGAGGTCGACGTGGAGCTGAAGTACGAGTTCTACGACGGCAAGTGGCGCATGAAATGCCAGATCCTCTCCGGCGGCGGCGTCTTCCACACGTCGAACCCGATGCCGGGCGGCGGCAAGGAGTTCGCGGCGAACATCCAGGCGACGCTCGGTCGGCCGGTCAACCTCGGCGGGGCGCCCGCGACCGGTAACGGGTCGGGCGCTCCCAAGCCCCCGTTCTGAGGTGCTTAGGCGCGGGAGGGCGGTCGACGTCGCCGACCTGGGCGACGCCGACCTCCTCGAGCGCGTGCTCGCCCGGAGCGACCTCGACTCGACCGAGCGCGCCGCGTTCGACGGGATGCTGGGTACGATCCTGCAGCGCGTCGAGCAGTACGGCGACGACGCGTACCCGCTGACCGAGCCGCAGCGGCGGTGGGCCGAGATGGTCGCTGTCCGCGAGAAGTCGCGGCTGACGGGCGAGGAGTTCGCCGAGGTGGTGCGCGCCACGATCGGAAGGGACTTGAGGTTGCGCGAGCGCGAGAGAGTCACGGAGGACGACTGATGGGACAGACAGCCACCGCCACCACCGCAGAGCAGGCCCCCGCCGCACCGTTCCTGAAGTGGGCGGGAGGGAAGCGGCAGCTGCTGCCCGAGATCCGCGAGCACGTCCCCGCCGAGTTCGGTCGGTACTTCGAGCCCTTCGTCGGCGGAGGCGCGGTTTTCTTCGACCTGTTCGCCGCGGACCGGATCCGGTCTAGGTGCTACCTGGGCGACGTGAACGAGGAACTCACGACCACCTACGCGGCGGTCCGGGACCACGCGGACGCGGTCGTGTCATCCCTGCGCGCGCACGCGCGACGCCACTCCGATAGCTACTTCTACGAGGAGCGCGCGCGCCGGCCGACGACGCCGGCCCACGTCGCCGCGCGGATGATCTACCTCAACCGCACCTGCTACAACGGCGTCTACCGCGTCAACAAGAGCGGCGGGTTCAACGTCCCGATCGGCCGGTACGCGAACCCGACCGTGTGCGACGAGACTAACCTGCGCGCGTGCTCCGAGGCCCTCGAGTACGCGGAGGTGGTCTGCGGCGACTTCGCCTCCGTGCTGGCGACCGCCAGGAGCGGCGACTTCGCCTACTTCGACCCGCCGTACCTACCGGCGAGCGAGACCGCCGACTTCACCGGCTTCACCGCCGCCGGGTTCAAGGCGTCCGACCACGAGCGCCTGGCGGAGTGCGCTCGTCGGCTCAAGGAGACCGGCGTGCGCGTGCTGCTGTCCAACGCGGACCTGCCCGCAGTCCGGGAGCTGTACCGCGGCTTCGAGGTGCGGGCCGTGAGGGCCCGCAGGAACATCAACAGCAAGGGCGGCAAGAGAGGGGACGTCGGTGAACTGCTCATCTGGTAGTGGGGTAGATCGATGATGGACCCCACCGCGTTCGGCCGGCAACTCGAGCGGCTCATGGACGGCCACGCCGACGACCTGTTCTGGCTGTCGCACGTCGAGGAGCTGTCGCCGTGCCAGCTAGGCGCGTTCTACGTGGCGGTGCGGCTCGGGGAGCGCAGGCGGACGGAGAGGCGCGGCGGCGCCGGCGCGCTCGACCGGGTGCTCGACGCGCTCGGGATGTCTAGATCGTGGGTGGTGGGTGGGCCGCGCCGCAGGGACCCGCGCTGCACGTGCGAGGCGATCCAGTCGGCGGACGCGACGAGGCACTTCAAGGAGTGCCCACTCCGCGCGGAGCACCCCAAGTGAGCGAGCGCGCGACCGACCTCGCCATGCTGGGCGAGCTGTTGGGCGAGCACGCCGGCGAGCTGTCCGACACCGAGGTCGAGGCGTTCGCCGGCATGCGGTTCGACCTGACCTCCGGGCTGCGCGGCGAGCGGTTCGAGCAGCTCACCGAGAAGCAGCGGTCGTGGGTGAAGTCGGTCCACGAGCGCCTCGTTCCGCAGTATGCGAACCTGGTCAGCCAGGGGCTCGTGCCGCGAGGCACGCCGACTGCCGAGTCGCGCGCGCTCGACGCGATGCTGGCGGGGCCGAAGGTCACCAAGCCGCCACCGAGGCGGCAACCGTGCGAGCAGTGCGGAGCGAAGGACGCGAGCCTCGTGCCCGACCCGTATGCCGAAGAGATCCTCGGTAACAGCAAGCCGTGCTGGCTCTGTTCGGACTGCTGGCGCGCGAATGCCAGAGACATCTGAGAGGAATAAGGATGAAAACGCTACCGCACGCGGACTTCCTGCGCGAACTCTACGCGCTCTGCCAGAAGCACGGCGTCCACCTCGACGGGACCGAGGACGACGGCGTAATGGTCGTCCCGAACGAGGCCGACATGGACCTGTCGGACTCCGACTCGGGTCAGTTCGCGTTCTTCGTGTGCCGCGGTGACGGTTCGATGCGGTGCTACGCGGCGCGCGAGACGATCACTAGCAATTTTGAGGCGGACTACGACGCGGGCGCGCTCGACATGCCTCCGGTGCGGAGGTGAGCGCGCCCGTCGGGTTGCTGCGCTGGCAGCTGGGTCTAGTTGGTACGATGATCGCCGCCGGCGCCGTTGCGGTCTGCCCTGTCTGGTGGGCGGTTTGCGCGTGGTGGGACCTGCGCGCCAGGATCGCCACGTGAGGCCGCCAGGAGGAGCGATCATCGACTGAATCGAATCGCGCGAGTACGCTAACCTTTAGGTGGAACGAATGGCGATCAACGTGGTCGTGGAAGCGAATTACATCGGAGGTCAGAGAGTAGCCAACCGGCTGAAGGCTCTCGTGCGCAAGCCGGTCGAGTTCAGCGGGGCCGGCAACAGGGCGTTCGCTGCCAGCATCGGCTGGACGTACAAGACGAGGCGCGGCGCCCGAGCGGCCGCCGCCAGGCTCCGGCGCGTTCGCGGTGTCCACGTCTACACGATCGACCTATGCATGTACCAGGAGCCTGGCCCGCACTGAGGAGCATGTACTGGTGAGCACCCTCTACAAGTGCAAGGCACCTGGCTGCCAGACGGACAAACCTGCAACGCAGGCGGACCAGGGGCCCGAGTTCTTCTGCCGGACGGCGGGGATGAACGAGCACTTCCGCGCACGCGACGACGGCACCAGCGCGCTCGTGCCGTCCGAGTGCTCACCGGGGTGCCGCTGCGACGACGGCGACTTCTTCCACGACGCGGCGTGTGCTGGCCGGTTGGCGAGGCGTGAGCGTGCGCGACCCGGTCCGGTCCACCCTTGGGACGAGTGCTGGTGCGAATTCCTCGAGCACGTGGCCGAGCACGGTGTTGGTTACGGAGGTTCGTACTGAGGTGGGCGATAATGTTGCTAGTCGCGCCCCACCACCACGACGGCTGGGAACTCCTCCGCTTTCAGGTACCAGAGCGCGACGAACCGGTGGGCACCCTCGATGATGAACGGGCCCTTCTCGTCGACCCCGACGATGAGCGGGTTGATTTCGCCGGATTCTCGGATCGCGTCCGCGAGGCGCTCGCTGCGCTTGAAGTCGTCCGCGGCGTAGAACAACGTCCGCGGGCCCCCGAAGTCCGACAGCGGCACAGCGCGGACACCCGGGAGCGTCTCCGACTCGGCGAAGTACCCGTCGATCGAGGAGAGGTTGGGTACGTGCGCGCGCACGCGCAGTTCGCCGACGGACTCGCCGGACACTGGGTAGCGGGCGAGCGTCGCCTCGATCAGGTCCGCGAGAGGGGACGTCTCCTCGGAGACGACCATCTTCCCCGTTCCGCGATGCGCGAGCCGGAGTCGGCTGGGCGCGATGTCCGCGTAGACTACGTAGGATTCGCCGATACCCGGTGTCGTGAAATCCTCGTAGAGATCCAGCCCGGACACGTCGACGGCCCATAGGTCGTGCCCTGACGCCCGCAACTGCCGAAGAGTTGGCCTCTGCGACAAGAAGATGCCTCGTTCATGCCAGAGTGAGTGCCTGCGAAGCAGGCCGCGAGTTTGAATCGAGTCTTGGTTGCTCGGGTGCGTCACGTGGTAGAGCGTCTCTCCGGTCGCGCCTCTCCGAACGGGCGCAAGCTCGGCGCTGCGGTACCCGCCCGCGAACGCCGCCTGGCCCTGCCGCTCGGCCTTCCCGCGTGCGCCAAGGCCGCAGTAGACCTTGCCGTGGCGCCCCCACTGGTAGCAGCCACGGCCGCGGTGGTGGACGGGCATCGGTCGGAGCTATCGGCGGCGCCGCGCGGTGTGGTGCGGGGCCGCGCGCCGCGGGGCGGTGACGGGGCGGCGACGCTCCGACACGGAGACCGGCTTCCAGAACCAGAACTTCTCGACGAAGTCGGCCACCCCGGCGTCGACGCGGGAAGCCGGGAAACTCGCTACCAGGTTGTCGTTGGGGCCGACCATGCGCAGGCGCCCCTTCTGCACCTCGACGCGAACGCTCAGCACCTTCTCGCCCTTCGCGATGCGGTCGTCGTCGGTGAGGCTGGCGCCGTACCGCTGCAGGGCGGCGTTGACGGCGGCCCGCTGCTCGGGGGTCATCCCAGTAGCGCGCGACTCCGCCCACGTCTGCGGGTCGACGCGGTGTTGTTCGCCGCGGCTCCCGCCGCCCCCGCCGCCGTACATGACCTGCACGAGTCGGACGCGCACGGCGTTCCCCAGCTTGCTGTAGATGGCGCCCTCGAGCCGGCGGTAGTCGCCGCGGTCGATCGGGCCGTACTCCATTCGGTACCCGTCGAGCAGCGCACCCTGCGACACGAGCGGTTTCTGGATGATGTGACCGATCTGACTCTCGTGCTTCCTGGCGAAGCGCTCGTCGGGGTATAGGACCTCGATGTTGTAGGCGTGGGCGCTGCTGCTGCTGTAGTCGGGCGGAGGCTGGCGACGTCGCCTCCCGGCCTCCCTCGCCCGCACGCCCGGCAGCCCCTGCTGCGGCTCTGGCTTGGTGACCTGCTCGTGCGCGAGCCGCACCTTGTCTACCAGCCAGCTGACGGTGTTCGGGTCGCGCAGCTCCCCGTCCATCCCCTCGAAGAACGCGTCGCCGTGCACGACGCCAGACTCGCCGCCGGCGAGCCGCTCGAGTTCCTGCGGGCCGATGTCGCGCCGGATGTCCCAGCCGAGCTGCTGGAGCATGTTGCGCGCGACCTTGCGGTAGTCGCTCTCGCTCTCGAGCGGGATGACGCTCGACGGGTCGCGCTGGCGCATCTCTTCGGCCTCGACCATCTGGTCCCAGACCCACTGGTCGAAGTAGTCGCTCTGCAGCTGGTCGCGGACGTACTGGTGGCCCGCCTCCTCGGCGGCCTCGATCTCCGCGGAGTCGTCTTTGGGTGCGCGTCTTCGTGTGGCCATGACTGTCTCCGTGATGTTGTTTCTGAGCATCGCGCGGAGCTGTCGGTACGCTGGTTTCGGATCGAGTCCCACGCGATCGGTCTCCACTCGCCGTCGTAGCGGAAGTATTCGGTCCGGCGCGTCGATCCTCCGTAGGTCCCGACGTACTCGTCGTACATCTCGGCGCGGTAGGTCCACCCACCGTGGCGGACCTCGGCGGTGGCGATCGGGGTACTCATCGGTGTTTACGAGACGGCCTCTCGTCGACCTCCGGCTGGTCCTGCTGCCAGCTCGCCGCGTAGCCGTCGATCGTCTTGAGGGCCCAGCCGACGTCCTTCTCCATCTCCCGGACGTCCGCGCGGCCGGTCCCCGGGTAGGTCTGGTGCCCGACGTTCTCGTAGGTGTCGGTGCCGGACAGCCCCTCGTCGGAGAAGAAGTTGAGCGCCGCGCTGCCGTCCTCGAACACCGACACGACGACGACGAGTTTCTGGCCGTGCTCGGGGCTGTGGACCGTGAACTGCGCCGACTCGTTCGGCTCGCTCCAGCGGAAGCCGCCCGGGACCGACAGGGGCGTGCCGCCGTGGAACTTGCCGGAGAGGTCTGCGGCGATGGAGGCGGGGTTCGCGCGCCCGCCGCGGCGGCCGGAGGACTCGTGCCTTCCGCCGCGCCTCGCCTCTGCCGCGACCGGGACCTGACGCTCCACGGTCTGGCGTCCCTTGGCGGTGAGGCGCCGCTCCGACTCGGGCGGCAGCCCGATGCCGCGGTCGATGGCGTCGAGGATCTCCCAGTCGGGCCACGCCCTGCCGCGGCCGAGGGACTCCATGACAGGGGGCCGGCCGGTGTCGAACTTCACGTATCCGCCAGCCTGCTCGGCCTGCCGCTTCGCCTTCTCGTAGTCCTTGGTGGGTCCGGAGAGCGGGCGCCCCCGGTTGTCGACGGGGACGTAGTCGCGGACCGTGTGCCCGCGACCAATCCCGCGGGACAGGTACGCGTCGATCGGCTCGGCGCCGCGAGGAAGCCCGACCACGTCCCTGCGATCTCCAGGTGCCTGCTGGTGCCAGTAACCACCCTTGGACCACACCTTCGACTCGGCGTACTTTCCCAGCCCGGCAGGGTAGTAGATGCGCACGTCGGTTCCTGATACGAGAACGTGCGTGGGGTGCTCTGTCTGGTACGCGTGCTCTACGAGCGCGTCGACGGTGTCGAAGTCGCGCACGACGGGGTAGGCGCGGTGGGGGGAGCGGAAACCGAGGCGGCGGGGCATGAGTTTTTCTCCTTAGACCCACTCGTAGCCGAGCGTGGCCATGATGGACGATGCGAGGTCTCCTGCCGCCTCGTCCCCCTCGCTCCACTTGTCGGCGAGGAAGGTCAGGAAGTCGTAGATCGACCGCTCGTCGCCCTGGAAGCCGGCCTTGTGCGAGTAGCGCGACGTGAGCGGGCGGAGCCCGCCGAACTCGTCGGCGAGGTCGACCTCGTGGCTGTCGACCAACTCCATCGGGTAGGTCGTGCCCTCGGGCCAGTACGACCGGCCGTCGTCGTAGTCCGGGTCGGGGCGGCGGACGTCGACGAGGAACCGGTCGAACGGCGGCAGCGTCCCGTAGGTCATCGAGTAGCTGCGCCGCGACTCGCGAGCGCCGCCGCCGCGGCGAGGCGCGTGCCCCATCTGCCGCTGGTACAGCAGGTCGGGCGTCATGCTGTGATGGTTCAGGGCCTCCGCGAGGAAGTGGGCTACGGAGTCCGCTTCTACGGGGCGCGCGCGACCCTCGCGGTTGACGCTGACGAACGGCTTCCCGTCGAAGAGGACTTCTCGACCCGCTGCCACGGTCCACCTCCCGCTCATCACCGCCTCCTCGCCGCCGGGTTGCGGCGGGCGGGTTGCGGTCTTGGGACGGGCGACCGGTGGTGCGGTCTCGGTGGCGTGCGATGACGCCGCTCCTCGACCTGATCCTCCTCCTCGTCGCCGATGAGTCCCTGGATCAGGTCCTCGACGTCGCGCTTGTCCTGGACGGCGTTGAGCGTGTTGCCGAGCAGCTCGACCTCCTTCCAGCCGAGGTTGAACGGCTCGTAGCCCATGTCCTCGGCCTGCTCTCCGCCCGGCATGCTGGCGAGCATCCGCCATAGCACTGTCGGGAGTTCGTTCGGCCCGTGGCCGTAGTTGGGGAGCCACGAGCGCAGCTCCTCAATGAGGTCCTGGATCGGTTTGCGGGGCATCTTCTCGTCTCCTCCTCAGTCGCCGACCGCGTCGACAAACTCCTCGTCGCCGCCGTGGTAACCGATGTACGCGATGGCGGCGGCGACGATCGCCTCCTCCTGGTCCTCGGGGTCCATCTTGGCGACGTCGAGCAGCGTCACGTCGCGACGATCCCGGCTGTACGTGCCGCGGTGCGGCCCCTTCGGGTCGAGCAGCTCGTCTAGGTCGACGCGGGCGTCCTGGCGGACGACCCTCTCCCCCTCTGGCTGCTCCTGCCCGTTGGCGGCCTCGATGTCCGTCCACTCGGTGATCTCGACGTCGGTCCCGCGCACGACGACGCGCAGGCCGCTCTCGGGCTCGTCCTCGTTCGGGCCGAAGCTCTCGTGGTCGATGTCGAGGTTGCCGAGTAGGACGTCACGGACGAAGGACTCGTCCTCGTCGGCGATGTACTCCGAGCCGGCGACCTTGCCGCCCCACCACTTCACCTTCTCTGGGATCTCGATGTCCCCCGACCAACCGGCCGGCCCCTCGTCGCCGCGACCCCACTGCAGCAGCGCCTCCGCGATGGCGACCGCGCGCTGGGTCGGCGTCATCGTCTCGAGCGTCTCCTGCTCGAGTCCCACCGACCGCAGCGCGTCGCGCACGTCGGGGCTGTCGAAGCTGAGGTCTTCCGCGTCGAAGTACGCCTGCTTGGTCCAGAACGGGAAGCCGACGTCCGCCGCCTCCCTGTCGCCGACGTGCTCTCTCACGGGCTGGATCTCGATCAGCTCGATGGCGCGCCCGTTCCCGGTGGCGATGATCCCGCCGTGCGCGCCCGGGTCCATGTCGCCGCCGATCTGCTCCCAGTCCATCGTGGGGACCTCGATCTCGAGTGGCTCGATGCCGGGCTCGATGCCGGGGAGGTGCTGCTGCCTGCGTCCTGAAGCCCTGACCGTGCGTTCGTGTCGTCCATGCGTCACGTACGCTACGATGGAATCGGCATCGATCCAGCTCTCGTGACCAGCCCACGCGGCAGGTTTGATCGCCACGCGTCCGTTCGGTTCATCTATGCGCGTGATGACGTAGGGGTCCGAGCCGCCGCGTATACGGACCTCCATACCTACTTTAGCTGGCACGCGCTCACCGCGGTGCTCGCCTCGCCACGTGAGGATGTCCATCAGTTGTGCCTCCAGTAGACGAGCCCACCGCGCGTCTCGTGCGACTGCCCGTCGTACGACGAGAGGAAGTGCGCCGCGCCGTCGGTGTCGATCGCGTCCTCGGCGGCGGCGTCGTTCACGAACCTGCGCACCATCAGTCGGCCTCCTCTTCGTCCTCTTCGTCCTCGTACTCCTCGTCCTCCTCTTCGTCTTCACCCTCCGTGTCGACGAGGACGTTGGCCCAAGCCTCCTCGGCCTCCTTGAGGTTGTCGTACCACTCGACCTCGACGATGCCGTCCGAGCGCTCGAAGAGGATGACGGCCTTGGTCTCGTCGAGCAGGTCCTCCTCCTCCTCGGTGAGGCGGTCACCCTCCTCCTCCGCGATCTCCCGGACGCGCTCGCGGGTCCCCGGTTCGAACCACACTACGCCGTACCACCCGCTGCCCTCCTGCGGGTAGGTCGCCTCCTCGTCGGCCCCGCCGTCGAGGGTCATCTCGTACGCGTAGCTGTCGAGGACCGTGGCGAACTTGCCCGGCCCGTACGATCGGATTCCCTTCGCCATGCTCAAGCCCTCCATTCCACCCAGCTCGGGTCCATCCTCGCCGGCACCTGCGCGCTCGGCACGCCTATCGACAGCAGGATCTGCCGCAGGTCGCGGTACTCCTCCTCGGCCACCTCGCGCAGGTACTCCTCGCCGGAGTCGCTCTCGGTGCCCCAGAGCCCGCCGCTGGTCAGCGTCTGCGCGACGCCCTCGACGACGACCTCCGCCTCCGCGCGCACGCCGACGAACGCGAAGTCGCCGCGCTCGTACGCCTCGCGGCGGTCGGCGTTCTCGGGGTCGTCCATCCAGGACGTGTCGGGGTCCTCGTCGGGGAGCACGAGCACCTTGATCGCGCGGACCGCCGGCGCCGCGCGCCGGGGCGCGACGTCGACGACCCGCCTGCGGGTCGCCATAGAATCTCCTCTTGTGGGTGACATTGTCGCCCTGCCCGCCGTTGGACGCAAGTAGTGGCTTGGCCATTCTACCGATCCGCACGTAGAATGCCCTCCATGGCTAGGTCCGGCGGTTTGGGCGTGGGTGCGGTGCTGGTGGGTGCGGCGGCGCTCGGCGTGGGCGCGCTCGTCGTGATGCACGCTCGGAGCGCGAGCGCGGCGCCGCAGCTGCCGCCGGAGCCGGCCCCGCTGCCGATGCCCGCGCCCGCGCCCGCGCCCGCGTCCACGGCCCAGGCTCCCGGCGCCCAGCCGGTCCCGGCGCCGCTCGTGACGCCGGCCCCGTCGCTGCCGGCGGCGGTCACCCCGCCGACCGCGCCGCCCCCGGCGCCGCCGACGATCCCGGCGGTCCCGCTGCTGCCGCTGCCGAACCTGCCCACCGTGTCGACGACGCAGCTGCAGGCGGGCCACCGCTACTCGGTCGCGCAGCTCGCTCCGGTCGCGGGCGTCCCCGTCGCGACGGTGGCCGAGGCGCAGGCGCTCTTCGACGCGGTGCTGCCCGGTGCGGTGCGCGTCGCGTCCATCGGCGGGACGCCGACGACCGTCGTCTTCGACGTCCTGCAGGCGATCCCGATGACGCTCCCGTCGACGATGCCGATCACCGACGTGGGCGCGTCGCCGCTGCCCGCCTCGGGCGGGACGCCGGCCTTCACGACCGTCGTCACCGACCCGAACGTCGTCAGGCAGTACCAGACCGTGCTCGCCAACGCGCTCGCGAACATGGGCGCGGCGCAGGAGCTGGGGATCCCGTCTTCGGCCTACCTGCCGTCGATGGTGACCGGCAACGCGAGCGACCCGGCCTGGACGAGCGTGCTGTCGACGTACCAGAAGTACGTCAACCCGCTGCTGCCCGGCGCCGCCGCGGCCGGCGCTCTGGTGCCAGGGTTCCCCGCGCAGCTGCGCACCGACGGCGTGCTCGACTACGCGACCGCGATGTCGATGATGAACATGTGACGGGTAGCGGGAGATGTAAAACCGTCATGAGCGTGGAGCACGTCAAACATCGCACCGGAAAGGGTAAGGGTATGTCCGTCGAGTTGAGGGAGACGATCACCTGCGACGGCTGCGGCAAGCAGCGCACCTTCGTGCTCGGTAAGGACAAGCGCCACGAGCACGAGCCGTGGTACAGCATCGACCCAGAAGTGGGTTTTCGAGTCATCGGGCAGACCGTCCGCTCGAAGGTCGGTCCAGAGATCAACGAGACCAACTACCGCATCGACGCCTGCAGCGCCGACTGCGCGGCCAAGGCGTTCGCGAAGCGGCTACCCCCACTCCCAGAGCGCCTCGACCCGTTGTGATGGACGCGGACGCGTTCGACCGCATGCGCGCCGCGGAGCGCGCGAGGCAGGAGGTCACCGACCGCCTGCTCGAGGCGGAGCGGCCGAAGCGCGAAGCGCTCGACCGGATGTACGCCGCGGTGTGGCGCGGCCGGCGCGAGAAAGGAAGAGACGATGACTGAGCCGAAAGAGTCAGAGATGAAGACACCGGCGCCGTTTCGCTTCGAGTCCGAACCTGAGCGCGCCCTGTGGCTGCGCATCTTCGAGCGGGACGGCCTGGTGGCCGCCGACGCCGCAGCGATGGCGTTTCGGGAGCGGTCGGCGACGCCCGTCGTCTACGAGTTCACGCTCAAGAACGAGAAGGACCGGTGGGCGGCGCGCCTGCGGGAGATCTACGTCGGCGTGGAGGCGACCGAGAAGGAGTACGCGCAAGTCACAGGTCAACCACTCGACCCCCAGATGCGGGCCTTCTTCAATGGCCGTCGCGAAGGCATCGAGTCCTGCATCGCTGCGGTCGAGCGCGGGGACGGCCCTCGAAGGGTGCTCCGGTCGGCGTAATCTAACCCCCGAGCGACGGCGGTGACTTCGTCAGCGCCCAGATGAGCAGCCCCCCGAGCACGGTGACGACGCCGCCGGCGATTAGGAACGCGATCCTCAGCCAGCGCGAGTTCGCCTCCGCCAGCTCCGCCTTCTGGTCGCCCAGGCGCTTCAGCTCCTGCGCGTGCGCCAGCTCCATCTGGCTGCGCTCCATCTCGAGGCGCATGATCTTGTTGTCGGCGTCGACGCGCGCGCGCTCCTGCCCGAGCAGCTCCTTCACACGCTCGCTCGGGACCGGTTGCAGGACGGGGCTGCCCGGCCGCAGCTCGCGCGCGAGGTCGGCGAACCGCTCGTCAATTTTTTCACCCACCTCGGCGAGCCCCTCTTCGAGGTCGTGGCTGGACGCGATGCGGTCGCGCGCCTCGGCGTCGTCGCCCTGCGTGAGGCGCGCGACGGAGTGCTCGCCCGACGGCGAGAGGTTGATGTGGATGCCGACCGAGCCGAGCGCCGAGACGAGCGCGTGCCGGAACACGCCGAAGTCCTTGGTGACGTCCCGCTTCAGGCTCGCGATGTCGTTCTGGATGCGCTGCTCGACCTCGCCGCGCAGGACGCCCACCTGCGCCAGCATGCGCCGCTCGTGCTCGAGGATGTGCCGGATCACGCTCGCGTGGTAGCCGGCGGCCGCGTTGCTCGCGCCCCAGGCGACCTGCCAGGCGCGCTTCGCCGTCTCCATGGCGGTGCCGGGAGGTGGTTCGGGGATGGCGATGAGGCTCTCGTCGTCGTCGGTTTCGTGCATGGTCGGGGGGAGCAGGGTGGCGGGGAAGTCGTGCGGCAATGGGAACGAACAGGTGACGTTCATCGTGAGACCCCCCCACTTCATGGCTGGGCTACGGCGAACGCGCGAGCGTAGGTCGACCCACCCCGTGACACCTCGACTGCGCCGCCTCTCGGCGCGCTGGCACTGCTCATCTTGTCGCTATCCAGGTTGCCCGAGTGCGCGGGCGAGTGCAACACTTCTCGTCACCCTGGACCTCCGCTACCGATCCGTCGGGGCCGGCGACCTCGCGCTCGGCGAGTGCACGGTCAGATCGGCGCGCGACGGCGCGCGTGCGTGGTGGCAGCTGTGGGCCTGGGTCCGCCGCGACGACACCGGCGAACCTCTCTACGTGGCGGTCCCCGTCAACCCGGACGGTCCGTACGTGGAGGTCGGGCCGAGCGGCCGGCGCACGTGGGGACTGGCGAGGGTTGGGGCTGGCGTGTGGCAGGTGAACCCGTCGGTCGACGTCGTCGGCGCGAAGCGCCCGGACGGCACGCGCGAGCCGAGTCTCTGGCACCAGACGCCGCGCATCGTCGGCGTGCCCGACGGCGAGCGGTGGACCACCGGGCCGCCGTAGCGCTAGCATCGGGGTAAGCCATGTGGCCGAAGGGCGACACCGATCTCGGAGAGGGCGTGCTGGACCTCGGCCACGGGGTGACCGCCCACGCCACCGTCGACGCCGCGGGCGAGTGGGTGGGGCTCATCCGCCGCCACCCGCGCGAGGGCGGTGAGGGCAGCTGCGCTTCGGCCGTCGCGTTCGACACGCCGGCGTCGCGGAAAGCGCACGGCGAGGACGGGAAGGTCGCGTTCCACACGGTCGTCTCGTGGGAGCCGCTGACGCTGCTCGAGTCGTGCCTCTGCACGGCGTGCGGGCACCACGGCCACGTCCGCGAGGGCAGGTGGGTGCCTAGCTAGCGCGACCGCGCGTCGCCCACGTCGACCAGGTACCGCCGGTCACCGACGACGACGGCCACTTCCAGTCGACCCCCGAGGGCCGCGACGTATCGTCCCAGCGTCGAGAGTTTAGAGTCGCCACGCCGCTCGAGGACCGACACGTCGCCCTGCCCCATCCCGGTGTGTCCGGCGACCTCTACCTGGGTCTTGCCCAGTGCCACGCGCAGCGCCCGCAGGTCGTAGCGCCTGCCCGTCTTGAGGCCCCGCTCAGTATTCATCGTCGTCGGCGCGCTCGATCGGTTCCGACAGGATCTCCTCCCACGCTTCTTGGATGTTCGGCGGAGCGTCTCGCAGCTTCGCTTCGACGGCCGACGACGGGAGCCGGAACTTCGGGAACGCCAGGAGCATCCGGTGCAGGTCGAGCCGGTCGGAGATGCCCTTGTCCGTGTGTCGGCGAGCCACGAAGCTCGCGAGCTTGAGTACGACGAGGTCGGCCGGCGCGACGACGCGGATCCCGTCCACGTCTCGGGCGCTCGGTAGGTCGTCGACTTGCCGGACGTCTACGAGGTGCCTGTTCGGTTCCGGTGGGCGACGCACCTGGTAGACCCTGAAGCCGTTGCCGCGGGCGACGGTACGCACGCGGACGGCGGCGTGGAACTGCTCGGCGAGGCGGGCGCGCAACTCGTCGGCGAAACTCTCCGCGTTCGTCGACATGAAGTCGACGTCTGCCGTAGCTCGGGGCGGCTCGACGTACAGGTTGACCGCGTGCGAGCCGAACAGCACCGCGTCCGGGCGCTCGCGCAGGAGGTCCACGGACAGGCGGTACACCTCCGCGAGCGTCGGCGAGTGCGCGGGCGACATGGCTTCCTTGACGGTGGTGGGGAACTCCACGGAGGGAGTATAGGTTGTAGACAATATCGTGTCCAGTCTATCCTGGACCGCTGCTTGTTCGCCGGACCGCTTCGGCGCTACCATCCTGACCATGAGGGCGCGGCTCGTAGGGTGCCTGCTGGCGCTGCTCGCCGAGTGCTGCGGGGGCCTGCCCGCGGAGGACGCGCGGGACGTCGAGAACGCCGCGCGGTCGAGCGCGATGGCGTACCGGTACGCGGGCGACGCCGACAGCAACCAGGCGCTGCTGCTCTGCGCCACGCAGGCGTCGCTGCAGGCGGTCATCCGCGACCAGAAGCTCGCGCCCTACGACGCGGGGATCCCCTGCCCGTGAACCGCGCCGAGGTCCTCGCCCGGGTGGTCGCGACCTTCCCCGACGTGCCGCCTGCGCAGCTCGACCGGCTGCTGTCGGCGGAGCTGCCCGACGACGAGCGGCGGGTCATCCTGCAGTCGTGGGACGACGCGAAGAAGATCCCGGGGCCGGACGGGTGGGCCGTCTTCATGAGCATCCTGCGCGCCTGCGCGGACGTCGCGGACCTCGTCATCCCGATCGAGGGTGCCGTGCAGGGGATCGTCAGCATCGGGAAGGGTGGGTGATGCGGACGGGGCGGATCGGCTACCTGGCGCGCCACCGGGTCGAGAAGGCGCAGAGGTTCGCGCTCGGGCAGCTCGTGCGCACGCGGCACGGCTTCGTCGGCGCGGTCGACAAGGTGTTCTTCGACCTAGAGGCCGCGATGGACGCGACGCCGGGCTGGCCCGCCGACTGGTACGAGCGGCAGGAGCCCAGGCCGACGACGCCGAAGACGGGCACCTGGTACGGCCTCGTCTTCGACGAGGGCGAGGGGTCGGGGCTCTACGGCGAGGACGATCTTGAGGCGTATTGACCGGCACGGGTCGCCCGGGTAGCCTCTACGTCGTTCGACACTGCTTCGTGAGGGCCATGGTGCGGCCCGGCTGCTCTCGCTGGTGGGGGCTGTCCGGGCCGCCTGTTTTTTGTCGCTTCCTGTAGACGATCACTCTCAGACCCTGTGGCGGAAAAGGGATGCTCTGCGGAAAGAACAAACACTGTCACGCGAACGTGATCGGCTGCGGCTCGACCGGCACCGCGAGCGCGAGCGACAGCGCCTGGGTGAACGCCCCGCTGAGCAGCGTCGGCGCCGGCAACATGGTCTGCGGCGGCAGCGGCGCGTTGGGCGGCGGCACGGCGTTGCCTGGGTTGACGTACTGCGCGAGCAGCGCCCCGAGCTGCGCGGTCGACGGCGGGGAGGCGGGGCTGGGCGCGACGAGGTACGCCGCCGTCGGCATCTTCTGCGCGTTGGCCGTCACGTTGGTCGGCGCGGGCTTGTTGTCCGAGTCCTGCTTGTTGAAGTCGAGGCCCGTGTACGGCGTCGCCAGGACGACCTGCTGGGGGGTGACGGCGGCGATCACGTAGGAGACGTCGACGGGGCCGGTGGGCGGCGTGTCCCGGAGCTGCGCGGCGAACCGGATCGCGTTGCCCGCGGCGAGCGCGCCCGTCTGGTCCTCCGTCGTGAAGACGGTCGTCGACCCGGTCGTCACGAGGAAGTCGCCGGCGAGCTGCGGGTGGGCCGCCCCCTGCTGGGCGAGCGCGAAGTAGCTCGGCGGCAGGTACGCGAGCGGCCGGTCGATTAGCGCCTGCGCCTGGTCGGTCAGCGGTCCGAGAAACTGGGCCGGCGTCGCGTTCGCCGGGACGGCGGGCAGCGGCGCCGACAGGTCGCAGAGCGTGACCTGCCCGACGCTGTTGCCGAAGCCGCCGGTGGCGGACACCCACACGTCCTCGATCACCGCGATGTCGACGCTCCCGGGCGCGAGGGTGACGGGCGCGGGAGCCCTGCCGCGCAGCGCGGCGGTGACGAGGAAGGGCCCGGCGCCGGTCGAGTCGATGTACTCGATGTTCACCGTCTGCGCCCCGACGCCCGCCGGGATCGCGGGGACCGTCGCGAAGCCGCCCGTGTCGTCGGGCGAGGACGAGTAGACGGCGGGGAGCTTCGACGGGTTCGGGGTGACCCTGCTGGCCGCCGTCTCGCCGGTCGTGCCCGTGAAGGCGCTGGCGAGCGTGACCGACGTCGCGCCGACGGCGGCGACGGAGTAGTAGACGCCGGGCTGCGACGCGAACTCGACGACGTCGGTCGGCGCGTTGAGCGCGGCCTTCTGGTTGGCGCTCGTCGCGACGACCAGCGAACCGTTGACCGGGACGAAGTCGCCGGCGAGCGGCGATGCTTTGCGCAGCACGTACGGCGGCGCGGGCGGCGCCGCGGTGTCCGGGCGGCACGGGAACGGCGGCGGCGCGTGGGGGGCGCCGACGGCCGCCGTCATGTTGAGCGTCAGCGTGCGCGTCGCGCTCGTCGCGTCGTTCGAGGTGGTGTCGCTCGAGACCGTGAGGCCCAGCGCCTGGCCGAGGACCGGGTCGGCACCCGCGCTCGCGTAGAGCGGGACGGCGGCGAGCGCGGTCGCGGCGGCGCCGGGGCTGAGCGAGGTGCCGGCGACGAGCACCTTCCACGCGAGGATGATCTGATTCGGCATCGTGGTGAGAGGGTACACTGAGATCCACCGGGGCGTCTCCGGTCACCTGGCGGCGCCGTGCGCGGCGCTTTCGCCGGGAAACTACGAGGGTGAGCTGGGCGATCCGCCGGGCGCATAGCCGGGCACGTAGCCGGGCTCGCAGCCGGGCGATCTACCAGGGGGGTGCGCGATCGGGATCGATCGGATCGGCTTTCTAGAGGTGGTCGGATCGAGGTCGCCGGCGCCGAACTGGACTTCGATTCGCGCAGCGTGATACGGTATCGTTATCATGCAACCAGTTGAAGAACACATAATCCCACACGCTGGATCGTCGAAGGATCTCGCCGAACCCAGCGAGAACATGGTCGCGATCTATCGTCGCGCAGAAGAGGCGCCTGACGCGGTGGTGCCGCCGAACACGCGCCGGGCCTACGAGTTGGAGCTGCACTGCTTCGCGGCCTGGTGCAACCGCAACGGCGTGACCAAGGTGATGCCGGCGGATCCCAAGATAGTGCGCGCTTATCTGTACGACCTGGCCGACCGCGGCCGTCACCCTGAAGACCTCCCGAGCGGGAAACCTAAGGGGCCGGTCGGCCACAGCTCGATCCAGCGAGCCCTGTCCGCCATCTGCCGCAGCAACAGGAGATCTGGCTACCCAAGCATTTGGAACGACCCGCTTATCGTAGAGGCTCGCGACACCTTGGCCCGCCTGAAGGGGACGGCGGCCAAGAGGCAGAAGCAGGATATCGGGCTCACCGGCGAAGCGTTGCTGTTCAAGGTCTGCGACTTGATGGGCGACGACCCGCGCGGAGTCCGAGACAGGGCGATGATACTCGTGGGGTGGCAGGGAGGGGGGCGTCGCCGCAGCGAGATCGCGGCCGCGAGGGTCGAGCACTTCGAACCGGTCGAGGGAGGGTTGAGTTGGGCCATCCCGCGCAGCAAGGCCGACCAGACGGGCAAGGGGCTCGTGGTGGCGCTGACTCCCGTCGCAGACGAGCGTTACTGCCCGGTCCGCGCGCTGCGGCGCTGGCTGTCGGTGGCAGGCATCAAGCGCGGTCCCGTCTTCAGAGGCGTGGACATGGTGACCGGCGAGATCATGGCTGCAGGGCTAGCTCCTGAGGGGGTCTCGAAGCGCGTGAAGCACTACGTCAAGCTGCTGGGTCTAAACCCAGACAACTTCGGCGGCCACTCGCTGCGCAGTGGGTTCGTGACGTCCGCGTACAAGATGGGACGCAGGCCGATCGACATCAAGGACTCGACGGGACACCATGGGACGCGAGAGATCGAGACCTACATCCGCCGCGCAGGTTTGGTGGAAGAGTCGGTAGCCAAAGGACTGATCGACGAGGCATTGGCAAAAAGGAACCCCACATGACCGACCCCCTCAAGCCCCCGGACCCTCCCCTCTCGCCCGCCTGGACCGCGCAGGACCGCCTCCGCGCGATCGCGGCGCTCCTGCCCGACATGCAGGCCGACATCTACGCGGGCCGGTACAGCGCGGTGGGGCGGCCCAACGTGACGTCGCTGCAGCACCTCATCGCCGACCCGGCCGAGACGCTCGAGGGCTACCGCGCCGACATCGAGCGGCGCGTCGCCGAGTTCGAGGCGAGGTACCCGCTGCCGGAGGGGTGGAGGTGGCCGGCGTGAGGGAGAGTCAGTTCGACGGCGTCTACGCGGCCGCGTTCGTCTTGTCGGCGTGGGGAGCGGCGAACAGCGTCTACTGGCTCGACCTGGTCTCCCTGACCTTCATCTCCGTGCCGTTCGTCGGCTGGACGCTCTGGCGCGGCGGGTTCAAGGGGAGGGTGGCGTGAGGAAAGTCGAGTGCCTCGTCGGCCGCGAGATCCTGACGTTCAGGGAGGGGGACGTCTGGGTGGCGGTTTGGGTCAGGTTCGACCTCCTCGCGCAGGGCGACACCGAGCGCGAGGCGGTCCAGCGTCTCGTGCGGACCATCGCGCACCAGGCGATCGCCGACGCGGAGCGCGGCGACCTGAACAGCTTCGGGTCCGCCCCGCCGGTGAGCCGGGAGCTGCTCCGGCGCTGGCGCGGCGCGCACGCGCGCAGCCACTCCAACCTGCGGAGGGTCGGGTGACCACGCGCGAGGGGCACAAGTGGCTGGTCGTCTACTCGCTCTTCGGCCCGTACGTCGTCAGGCGCGACTCGCCGGCGGCCGAGGAGGCGCGCGAGTGCGGGGCGGCGGTGGCGAAGTTCCGGACGCTCGGCGGCGCGTACGCGCGGCTGCGGCGCGACCGCGGCGCTGTAGTACAGTCGAGTCCATGAGCACCACGATCTGCAAGCGCTGCCACAGGCTCAAGACCGTCAACGCGGCCGGCTACTGCCCGGCGTGCTCGGGCATCCTGCGCGCGCAGGAGCGCCGCCGGCCGGCGCAGGACACGGCGGCCGCTGCGGTGCTGACGCCGTCGCTCGCGCCCGTGCAGGAGGGCGCGGAGCCGCCCGCCCCGCCGCTGGCGCCCGAGCGCCGCGAGGACGGACCGGTCCCGCAGGCGTTCTTCCCGCCGGTCCTCGGCGAGGAGGAGAGCGCCGACATCTGACGCGCGCGTCAGCTAAAAGCGTCCGCTATGATGGAGAACGGGACCGTCGTCCGCTGGGTGACGCCTCCGACGTCCTGCCAGACGAACTGCAGCGTGCCGCTCGCCCCCTCGTACGCGGCGCGGGCCGGGATCGTCAATTCGGGGGACGCGGTCACGTAGCTGCCCAGTTGGCGCGCGGACGGCCCGTCGGCGTCACCGAGCAGGCGCGGGTCGGACGCGGACACGGCGAGCAGGCGCCCGCCCCCGGGGGCCCTGACCGTGAGCGAGCCGCCGCGGATCACGTACACCGGCGGCATCTCGCCGGGGGCCAGCGTGACCGACGCCTCGTAGAACCTGCCGATGCTGGCTCGCTGCGCGCCGACCACGATCACTGCCCCAGCCGCCAGCGCGAGCAGCGACGCGTACCCGAGTGTGTCCAGCAGAGTCGCGGCCCGCACGGTCAGCTCTCAGAAGAACTTCCACGCCATCGTCGCGCCGTCCCAGACGTACGCGCCGAGCTGCGCGGTCGGCTGCGACGCGAGCGCGACCGTCATCTGCTCCTCGGCGTCCGCGACCGGGACCCACGCGCCGTTGACGGGCGCCCAGCCACCCTGCGGGTCGGTCCTGCGGTAGAGGAAATAGAGTGTCTCCGCCGCCGCCCCGACGCCCACCGACAGGCACGGCTGCGCGCGGATGACGCCGTCGCCGCGCGAGAACCGGTAGAGCGCGCCCTCGTAGTATGCGGTCGCGCTGCCGCCCTCGCTCTGGGAGAGCAGGCGCTTGCCGATGTAGTCGAGGTCCGGCTGCATCGGGGCGGGCGGTCCCCAGCTCGCGCACCGCGCGGCCGCGGCGGTGAACTCCGGCACGAGCCGCCAGTCGCGCGGCGCGCGCGCGCCGGGCGTCCCCGCGAGACTCATCGGTGCGCCGGGTACGGGCCGTACGCCGCCTGCGCGGTGGCTGCCGGCGCGGGCGCGGGTTTGGCTGGGACAGCCGCTGCCGCCGCGGCCGGCCCGAGCTTGAGACCGATCACTTTCTTCGGGACATCAGAGGCGGGGACCGTCTTGCTCGCGACGTCCGGTGACAGCACGTGGGGAGCGAACTTCGCGGCGACGCTGGAGAGCGACGGGGTCGACTGGATCACGTGCTGCAACAGTGCTTGGCCCTGCTGGATCTGCTGCACGGTCGGCGTCGCGGCCCCGGCGATCTTGCTGGCCTGGGAGACGACGTCGCCTAGCTGCGGAGCAGAACTGACGAGCTGCTGGACCGTCGCTCCCGCTCCTCCCGGAGCTGCCGCGAGGGCGGCTTGCGCGGCGCCGGCCAATGCTTCGGGACTGGCTCCCTGCTCTCGCAGTTTCTCTAGCGCAGGCCCGAGCGCGCCCAGCGCCAGGGCCGTCGCGGTCAGTCCGGGGCCGACCAACGGTACGGCCGACAAGAATGGAGCGGCCAAGACCAGCGCAGAGGACGCCTTCGCTAGGATGGGGACGGCCGCGTTGTACGCGTCCTCGAACGGCTTGGTCACCTGGCTGAGGTCGATGCCGCCTCCGTGCGTCAGCGTGTGCGACTGCAGGAAGAACGGCTTCTTCGCGTCGGCGCCGGTCACCCGGTAGAGCTTGGCGAGGTAGTCCTTCGTGTTGGCGCCGGCGGGGATCTTGAAGACGGCGCGCAGCTTCGCGTCGTTCCACCCGACGGGAGCCGCGTCGAGCCACTTGCCGCCCATGAACGGCCACTGGAGCGCGATCTTGCCGCTGCCGTCGTCCCACCAGATCTTGTCGTCGCGCGCGCCCGGCCAGTTCGGGTCGGCGTTCTTGAACGCGACCGGGTCCTTGATGAAGCTCATGAGCCCCGCGTACATCCCGTCCGGGTTGTCCGGGTGCAGGCCCACCGCCGCGAGGTCGTCGGCGTACGACGCCCCGAGCCAGCCCCTAGGCAGCGCGATCGGCTCGCCCACCCCGAGCGACGCGAACGTCGGCGCGCCGCCGACGTGGACGATCGACTTGTGTGGGTTAGAGGCGAGCAGCTCCCGGTACCGCTCGGGCCGGCCGGTCAGCCGGCGAGCGATCTGCATCGGAGATTCCCCCAGTCCGACCCGGTACATCGCGGCAAGCTCCTATCTCGCGCCCATCTTGAGCGCGCGCTTGGACTTCATCGTCCGGTAGGGCGCCCCCGCGGCGCCGCGCAGCTTGGCCCCCTGCGCGCGCACCTGCTGGTTCGCCCGCTGCAGCTTCGCCGTGGATTTGGGGTTTGCCATGGGCCTAGAGTGTACCAGCAACCATGGCGCGGAAAAATGGGTTCGTCAGGCCGTTCCGGTACCGCTGGATTCGACCCACGGCGCGCTCGCGCGGCAGCCCCAGCTCGACGAGCGCCAGGCCCGCGAGCACTCCGGACCGGTTCCTACCCTGGTGGCACGTGACGAGGACGCGCCGGCCGGCGCGCACGCGCGCCGCGATCCGCTTGGCGGTCGCGCGGATGAGCGCGCGGTCGGCGGGGCTCGGCGGCGGCCCGCTGTCGTCGAGCGGGACGCGGATCACCTCGTAGCCGGGCAGGTCGACGTCCTGGTGCTCGACGGCCGCGAGCACGACGACGTCGAACGGCAGGCGGGCGCGCGGCGGCGGGACGGACCCCTGCGCTAGGTAGGGGCCGGGCATCAGGTAGGAGTAGCCGGTGCTCATGGCTTCGGGAGGGAGCGCGCCGCGCGCATCATCTTCGGCAAGGTGACGTGGCCGTGGAGTTGAGTGGGTACTAGGCCACGACACTTGGCCTGACGAACTTCCAACATCGAACTTGGAGAATGGGCCTTGGGGCAAGCTCGTGAGGTTCAGAAAACTCGGGGTTCGGGGCGCTAGAGCCGAAAGCGGTACCGCAATCGTCGTCATAGTCACCAGGGACATCGACGGCTAGAAGTTCGCGACGCTCGCGCCGCCAATCTGGAAGCCGTTGCTTCCGAGTCCGGTTCCCGCTCCGCACGCAGCGTCGAGGTGGGCCGGGGTCGTGGTGGCGGTGTGGAAGACGTCCGGATCGGCGTTGGTGTGACACGACACGGACGTGCCGCCATTGAGCTTGATTCCGGTCACCAACCCGGGTGCGGTGAACGTCGACTGAAAGTT